TCCACGGCGAGCCAGTTTCCTGGCTCGTATGGGCAATATGCCTGGGCCTGAGCGTAAACCTAATGGTGAACCCACCAGACTTTTGTTGTCGCTGTATGCTTGGGGAGCCCGTTCTAAGGCTGATGCACGGGCTAAGGCTGCTGCTATGTCAAAGCGTTTGAAGGCTAAGAAGTCTTAGTCGGGACAGTTTTATATTGTTTATATAGCCTCATGGTGGATGGGGCCTGACCTTAGGATCTAAATTATGCCTGCTTATATGCCCAAAGATAAAGGACGATCCAGGAAGTCGTTGTCAACAGATAAAGCCTTGGACCGCATTGCTACTTCGGCTTACGGTGATAAGAATCTGACAAATCGTGAGGCTATTGGGCAAGCAGTTGGCATTAGGGCTCTTAAATCTAATATTTCACGAGAAAAACGAGCAATGTTGCGCAGTATGTCAAAAGAGTACAAGGGAACAACTACAACACCATCGCTTAAAGGAAAGTAATTTCTGTCTGAGCAAACATGGTGGCTTGTGCTGCTAGTTTTTGAAGCGATTGGTCTTTGGGGCCAATACATTGTAGGAACGAACCGATGGTGGGGATGGGGTGTAGTCATGCTACATTCTATCCCCTGGTTTGTTTTTTCTTTAATGTCAAATAATTGGGGTGCAGCGTTAATGCCACCGTTGTGGTGGAGCGTTAATGGCTGGAATCTTATGAAATGGAAACGCAATGGCTAATCGTTCACGTCTACTTGAGTTGAAACAGGAACTTGAGTGGCGTAGATGTGTTAAAGACGAAGCCTATTTTCTGGAAAATTATTGGAATATCCAGAACCCTAAGGACGGTCGTGTTCTGTTTAAGTTGCGTGAAGCGCAACGTGAAGCCTTAAAAGAGTGGGGTCGGGAACGATACTCGCTGACCCTTAAGGCTCGTCAGATTGGTTGGACTACTTTGGTTGCTGGCCATCAGTTTTGGTTGGCATGGTTTAAATCAGATCAAAACATTATTGATATTTCTCGTACTGAACGTGAAGCCGTATTGTTGTTGAAGAAAACAAAGTACGGTTACCGCAACCTTCCGAAATGGATGTTGGAACGTGGGCCACAGTCGCAAGTTGAGCATCAGCAAAAAATGGTTTTTGACAATGGTAGTCAAATTGTCTCTATGCCTAGTGCGTCCGATCCTGCCCGTGGTGAATCGGCAACGTTGATTGTTGTGGATGAATGGGCGTTCTTGCCTAATCCTGAAGAAGCGTGGGCTTCTATTGAGCCTGTTGCGGACGTTGGTGGCCGAATCATTGGCCTCAGTACTGCAAACGGTAGCGGTAACTTCTTTCACCAAATGTGGGTTGGAGCGGAAACCCGCACAAACCAGTTCTCACCAATGTTTTATCCTTGGTCTGCTAATGAAGAACGAGATCAAGAATGGTATAAGAACAAAAAGCGGTCAATGACCAGTTGGCAGTTGGCTCAGGAATACCCTAGCAATGCCGAGGAAGCGTTTATTAAGTCTGGTCGTACCGTTTTCGACGTTGACGATCTTGTGACAAAGGTCATACCAGAAGAACCTAGTGTCGGTACTTTGGTGCAACGAGGATCGTTGCGTAACTTTGAATGGCTTGCCAACCACAGCAACGATGCTTTGGACCCTGTGCTGGTTTGGGAGTTCCCTCAGCCACACAAAGCGTACGTTATTGGTGCTGACGTTGCTGAAGGTTTAGATTGGGGCGACTACTCCGCTGCCCACGTTATTGAGGTCGAATCAGGGGACGTTGTGGCCGAATGGCACGGCCATATTCCCGCCGATCTATTTGGTGAAGAAATCTTTAAACTGGCAACATGGTATAACACCGCCTTGGTTGGAATTGAATCCAACAACCACGGTTTAACAACGATTACCAGTCTTCGTAGGGCAGGTTATAAACGAATTTTCCGTCGCAGACGGGTAAATTCGACTCAAGGCAACACCCCAATGACCGAATACGGTTGGCATACCAACAAATCAACTAAGCCTTTGATGATTGATGAACTGGCTAGGGCTATCCGTGAGCGTGATATCACGTTGTTGTGCGCTGGAACCTTAGGTGAGTTGCGGACTTACGTCCGTGACGAACGTGGGGCTATGGGTGGCTCTCCACATGACGACCGTGTTATGTCTTTGGCTATTGCCAATCAAATGCTTGGTTACGCTTGGGCTCCTGAGTACAAGGAGAAGGTTGATAACTATATGACCGTTGATTGGTGGGCTAATTTGAAGCCTGAGGAAGACAGTAATGAAAGCAAATGGAATATTGGGGCTAGTTCCACTAGACGCTGACGGGACACTTTTGGCTACTTCTTAGGACTGTCCTATTATTTTGGAGTTAAAATGAAATCTCGTGCATACAATTCTGTTGGTGCTGGTGAAACACCAAAGTGCTATCACGGCAAGGCCCCATCGTTTATGATGAACGACGTTCAAGACGGTGGCGGCGAAGGTTTCGGCAACGTGAAGGTCACGACTGATCTTCCGAAGTCCGCTTCTCCTGGTTCTGCTCAAGGCATCCGTACGGGTTCTGGCGATATCCCTAAGGCTGCACGGCCTGGTGGCTCGCAGGAAATCTAAGTGACAGATCACTCCTACAAGGAGTGCATCACCCAACCGCATCCCTGTTTCGCCTGTAAAATGAAGTATTGGCGTGAGGATGGTATTCCTGGGCTTGCGCTCCCTGACCATGACCATTGGAATGGTCCTACTTTGCGTGAACGTATTGACAGTACGCTTGCTTCGGCACGCGCAAACGGCTACGAACCTGAACGTTGTTAAGGCACATTTCTAATGGCTAAAAAAATATCTAAATCCGAATCTTTAAAGCGATACCGTAATCGTCTTGACCACGCTAAGCGTTGGCGCGAAGAAACTGGTTTGGATAAGACTTGGGAACGTATGCTTGACCTGTATAAAGGCAAGCATTTCCCTAAGGGAATTGGCGAAGAAGATCGCATTGCGATCAATATTGCGTTTTCAACAATTAACGTAATTTTCCCGTCCATTACTGTCAATCATCCAAAGATTGAGGTTATGGCTAATCGTCCTGCGGACGAGGATCGTGCTGTAATTACTGAATCTGTCATTAATTACTGGTGGAGACACTACAATTTCCGCACTCCTTTCCGTCGTGCTGCAAAAGACTTCCTAACTGTCGGCCACGGTTGGATTAAAGTCGGTTATAAATTTGCTGAGGGGGAAGAAGAACTTTCCGAAGGTGAAAAACGTGGTCAGTTTGAGGAAATGGTTTCTCAGGCTGATGAATATGCAATGGAAAATCCTGAAATGGCCAATGAAGTGCCTACGGATGAGGAAATTGCAGCGAATGTTCCTGAATCAAAGATGGTTATCCTTGAGGATCAACCGTATTTGGAACGTGTTTCTCCGTTTGATATGTTCGTTGACCCTGAAGCAACGTCTTTGGAAGACGCTAAATGGATTGCTCAACGCATTATCCGTCCTATTGAGGAAGTTAAGGAAGACAGCCGTTACAACGGTCGGGTCCGTCGTGATCTGAAGGCTGATGCTGTCCTTTCGTCTGATTGGTTGACTCAAGATCAAAAACGTAAGGTCGATAGCGACATTCAACGTGTTACGGTCTGGGAATTCTACGATCTTCAACGTGAAACCATTTCTGTTTTTGCTGAAGGTGGAGATGATTTCCTAATTGACCCTCAGGAAATGCCATACGAGTTTGGCCATCCTTACGAGTTTATTGCAAACTACGAAATCCCCGATGAGTTTTACCCCATCGGTGATCTTGAAATGATTGAGGCTCCCCAACAGGAACTTAACAAGACTCGTTCACAAATGATGAACCATCGTAAGAAGTACGGTCGCAAATATCTGTACCGTGCTTCTGCGCTTGGACCTGAAGGCCGTCAAGGGCTTGAATCTAACGAAGATAACGTTGCTATTGAGGTTGTTGATGACAATCAGCCTCTTGGTGATGTTATTTTGCCTGTTCCGATTACTCCCATGTCTGGTGATCTTTATCAGTACAGCCAAATCATTGAGGCTGATATGGATAAGGTTTCGGGTGTGAATGAATACGCTCGTGGCGCAACCCCTGAGGTGCGCCGTACTGCTACTGAAGCAGCGATGATTCAGGATGCCAGTAACGCTAGGTCTGCGGATAAGTTGGCTTTGATCGAACTTGCTATTGGCAATATTGCTCGCAAGATTGTTCAGTTGGCTCAGCAATATATGACTGGTGAGCAGGCTGCACGCATTGTTGGTGCTGAGGGTCAACAGTTTTGGTTTGATTTTACACCTGATGACATTGAGGGTGAGTTTGATTTCCAAGTTGAGGGCGGTTCTACTCAGCCACAGAATGATACTTTCCGTCGTCAGCAGGCTGTTGCAATGATGAATAGTTTGGCTCCGCTTATTGGGTCTGTTATTGATCCTCAGCAGATTGCTAAGCATGTGCTTCAGTTTGGTTTTGGTATTAAATCTCCAGGCAAATTTATGATGCCTCCGCCTCCGCCAATGGCTATGGGACCTGACGGTCAACCTATGCCACAGGACCCTAATGCTATGCCTATGGGTCCTGATGCTGGTATGGGTCCACCTAAGGGTGAACCTGGCATGAATGGTGAGCAAATGAATCCTATGGATTTGTTGGCTGCTCAAAATGCTGGCGGTATGAAACAAGCGGGTATGCAACCTGCTCCGCAAACCAATATGTCACAAACTGGTCAGGGCGGTTTGCCTCCTGAATTGCTTGCTCAGTTGCAAAACCAAATGGGCTTGCAACTTTAATTCGGGACACTTTTAATATCTCTAATAGGGAATAACCCATGATCGTCATGGGACTCCAAGGAAAAAATGAGTGATATTGATACCACCGATGCTTCGGTGGCTGAAGATTCGTTCGACTCAACTGAAGGATTCGATTCGGCAGATTATTCTGACGGAGAGAACAACCCGATCAGCGGAGATTCACACGAATCTAGTGACTTTGTTTCGGAATCCGATTCACCTGAAGACTATCTTTTTGAAGTCGAAGGTTCTCAGATCACCCTAGATGAAGCACGAAACGGTTATCTTCGACAGTCTGATTACACAAAGAAGACTCAAGAACTAGCCGATATGCGGCAACGCCTCGCTGATGCTGAAGCCATAACGGAAGCATTGCGTTCTGATCCTGCCAACACACTTAAGGCTCTTGGAGAGGCTTTTGGGGTAGGAATGGATGTTCAGGAAACAGATTCTTTTATGGATCTTGACCCTGATGAACAGCGCATTGTTATTCTTGAGCAGAAGATTGCAGCGCAGGAACAAGCCGCAACCCAGGCCGCTATCGAAGCGGAACTGAACTCTATGCGTAGTCAGTATGGGGATTTTGATGAATCAACTTTGTTTGCTCACGCAATTAAGGGTGGTTTCCCTAATCTTCGTTCTGCTTATGCCGACATGAACTTTAGTTCTTTGCAGGCTCGTCTTGCAGAGGTTGAAGCGAAGAAGGCAGAAGAACAGAAGCGAGTTAATGCCAAACGGCAGGCTTCTAAGACTGTGCATAATGGTGCTGGTCGTAATGGATCTGTTGGTCCTGCTGGCAACGAGGGGTTTGGTTCTTTGCGGGAAGCGTATCTGGCAGCCAAGAAGTCATTGGGTGCATAAGCACCTCCAATTCCAAGGATAAGAAATGCCTAACCCTAATTACGATACAATCCTTTCAACCACTTTGGCGAACCACATGCCTAAGTTGGTTGATAACGTGTTTTCGGCACGTCCGTTTGTTTACTTTCTGAAGCAGGCTGGTCAGGTCCGTACCATCTCTGGTGGTTCTAAGATCGTCCTCCCGCTTCTTTACGGACAGAACGGTACTGCTGCGTCATACTCAGCGTATGACCTCATTAACATTACTCCGCAGACTGGCATCACCTCTGCTGAGTTCAACTGGAAGCAGTATGCTGCGTCGATCACCATTTCTGGTATCGAAGAAGCACAGAACAACTCAGAAGAGCAGATCATTGATCTTCTTGAGGCAAAGACCTTCCAAGCGGAAGAAACCATTACCGAAAAGTTTGACCAGATGTTTATTTCGTCGGGTCTTACCTCTAACGCTACTGGTAACTCTGGCAAGGATTGGCTTGGCCTTGAAGCCCTTGTGAAAGACAGCACGTCAACCAACATTGGTGGCATCAATCAGGCTACTGATACTTGGTGGGCTCCTGGTCACAAGAACACGTCTGCTGGTGCGCTTACGCTCGCCCAGATGCGTACGGCTTACAACACGGTTTCTGCTGGTAACGATCAGCCGAACGTGATTCTCACGACCCGTGCTTTGTTTGAGAAGTATGAAGACCTTCTTCAGCCACAAGAGCGTTTCATGGACGCTAAGACCGCTGATGGTGGTTTCCAGAACCTTCTGTTCAAGGGTGCGCCTATTGTTTATGACAACTATGTCACGGCTGGCGATATGTACTTCCTTAACACCAAGTACATCCGTCTTGTCGGTCACTCGGATAACTGGTTCAAGCCAACTCCGTTTGTTCGTCCGAACAACCAAGATGCACGTTACGCACAGATCCTGTGCTACGGCGAACTGACGATCAGCAACCGCGCTCGTCAGGGTGTTCTCACCGCCAAGACTGCCTGATAAAAATCTTTATCAAGCATTTGTAATGGGGCGGGGGTTTCGGCCCCCGCCCTGTTCCTATTTTAAGGGGTTTCTTTGAGGCAGATTGCAATTAGTTACGGAGCGAATGCTGTTCCAGCGTCGGGTGGTGTTACGGATTCTTCTAGGATTCAACATCAGAGTTCTGCTGTTCCTGCTATTGGTTCTGGTGCTGCTTTGCCGACTGAAACTATTGTTGATACCCATATTGGGTGTTCTGGCATGACTAAGGTTGGTGAACCTTGCAAGGCTCGTCCTGCACGGGGTACTGATTGGTGTGTCGGTCATCTTCGTTCTCGTGGTGAAATCTAATGGCTTATAACTTAGATCAGTTACGTCGCTATGTGCGACAGCATCTTGATTTGGACGAATCTGAAGTCCCAGATGATCTTTTGGATGTTTGGGCTAGGGACGCTACGATTAAGATTGCTCGGACTCGTAAGCGTTGGCCGTTCTTTGAAACGTCTTGGACGTTAACTACTGTTAACGACCAGCAAGACTATCCGTTGTCTGCGTTCTCTCCTGATGTGGATGAGATTACGTCTATTGTTCGCAATGATGCTCGGTTGCGTTATCTGGGTCGTGATGAGGCTGAAGCGGCATATTTGCCGTATCAGACGAATAACGGTTCCGTTGAGTTCTTTAACTTTTGGGGCGACAACCTGAGTTTGTATCCAACGCCTGCTGGTGGAGAAGTTCTTTACCTTCGTGGTTACCGCAAGGTTGAAGATTGGGTTGCTAATGGTTCGGGTGCTGAACCTGATTTCCCTGATGATTTCCATGATGCTGTGCGTCTATACATTTTGGGTATGGCGTATTTGCAACAGGAAGATCCTGAGATGGCAGGCCAGTTTATTAATGCGTTTAACGCTGAGATGGATTTGTTGAAGAAGCAGTACGGCGATGCTCCTGGTCCGTATCCTCTTGTTCTTGGTGGTGGCCCACGGGTTCGCCAGCAAGACCGTTTGAATTACCCGTTTGACTGATGCGATCCACTCCTAAGCGTACTCAACTTCATACGTTGCGTGATTTCACGGGCGGTTTAAATCTGGTTGCCGATACTTTCAGGTTGGCTGATAACGAGTCGCCTGATTTGTTGAACGTCGATATTGATCGACGTGGTGGCTTTCAGGTTCGACGTGGTGTTTATCCTTTTTCTAATACTGCTTTGTCTGCTGCTCCAAATGCTATTTGGACTTATAACGATACTGGAACCGTTTACACTATGGTTCAGGTTGGTACTGGTATTCGTTATGGTACTGGTAGTACATGGACCACTTTGACTAGACTTGTTTCTGGCGTTGCTACTAATGATCTTGGTACTACGACTGGTTCTGATGTTTGTGCTGTGACGTTTAATAATGTTTGTTATTGGGCTAGAGGTGATCGTGATATTGTTAAGTGGGATGGTGGCGCAAACGCCACTATCCTTACATCAAATTTTAACGACACCACTACGCCCACATCTGGAAATATTCCTCGTGCAGATCATATGGCTATTCATAGCGGTTATATGTGGGTTGCTGGAACTTGGGAATCTGGTACTTATTACCCTAATCGTGTTCGTTGGTCTTGGGCTAATACGTTTGATAACTCTGGTGAGAATTGGCGTAGCGAAGATTACATTGATATTGATGATGGCAAAGACTCTGATTACATCACAGCAATTATTCCTTTTGGGGATCAACTAATTGTATTTAAACGTGACTCTGTTTATGCTGTATACGGTTATTCTGGTGAATCATTTTCTGTTGTAAACATTTCCAATACCGTTGGTGCTGTTTCTCACCAAGGGGCTATTGCCACTCCTGCTGGTCTGTTCTTCTTTGACCATCAAACAGGTTTGAACGTTTATAACGGCAGTAGTGTAACATGGATTTTTGAACAAATTTGGCCTGCAATGCGAGATGGTTCCATCCCATCATCAGCAATAGATAATGTTGATTTGGGTTGGGTTGAAAACCGTTTGTGGGTTAGCGTTCCTTGGAGCGATCAGCCTAGTGTTCCACGGGCTTACACTTTTGTTCTTGACCCACGTTTAAAGCAAGGTGGTTCTTGGACAAAGTATTCGTTGCAGGCTGGCCCGTATTCTCGTGGTCATCGCAACGAAGACTATTTAGGGTATCTTCACAACACAAACAGGGTATATCGTCTTGATGTTCAGGGACAGTATTACGATTACCTTAACGATACTTCAGGCGCAACACCTATTGATGGTTACTACCGTACAAAATGGGTTGACCTTGGGGAGCCAGCAATTAAAAAGCGTTGGCGACGAACTGAAGCAGTAATGCAGGTCGATCAGCCTTATGATCTCCCTGTTGTTTCTTACAGCGATTATGACTCTAGTGTTTCTGTTAAAAACTTTATTTTTCGTTCAGCGGGAAATGAAACTTCTGCTGCTGCTAGTGTTTGGAATGGTGCTGGTGTTGTATGGGACACGGCTTTGTGGGCGAAAGAACAAGGTAACTACGGTTATGTGGATCGTGGAGCCAATCTTGGTGTTGCAAGATCGGTGTCATTGAAGGTTGGTGGAAAGGTTCTTTCCACAGCGGTCCCAGGTCAACCTCAAGCACCCGTCTTTTGGGGTGTTGATGCTCTTATTCTTAAGTTTGTGCCTAGGAGGGTACGATGACTGTTGTTTCTAAAACTTATAATTTTGTTCCTGGTGCGCCAATTTTGGCGGCTGAAGCAAACCAAAACTTTAATGACCTTGTTAATTACATTAACGGTGAGGTCATTGTCCGTGACGCTAGTAAGGCGTTTACGGTTATTCCGTCTGGTCCTGGAACTGATCCTACTAGTTCTAATCAGTTTGCTAGGAAACAGTATGTTGATAACGCAGACAATTTGCGTGTAAAGATTGACGGCTCAACGAACTTTACTGGTATCCCTAGTGGTCCTGCCACAAATCCGACTACTGCTAATCAATTTACTCGGAAACAGTATGTGGATGACTCGGCGGTTACACCGCTGACGTTCCGCCCAAGGATGGCTAATCAGGGTCAGATCATTAAGGCTCGTGATGCTGTTGTAACTACTGACGGATTGGGCCAAGCAACAGTTAATTTTGTTGATGGTGCATTTCCAACCGAATGCACTACCGTCGTTGTAACAAGCGGTGATGCTGGTGTTCCTGCACAGTTTATCTCGGTTTTTGGTAGAACTGCTTCTGGTTTTAGCGTGCGTTGTTTTACCTCAGATGTTGTTAACCCATTTGGTTTTGGTTGGACCGTTAATCGTGCTGTTAGCCAAACAGTCCGTGTTAGTTATATTGCAATTGGTTTTTAATGGCTGAATGGCAGAACCCCATTCCAGCAGTAGAACCCGCAGACTCTAAAACGCTGCGGAAAATCTTCACGTCTATTCACGACTGGAGTGGAACTATCAGTTCTGGTCCAACAGGACCCGCAGGACCAACAGGCCCGCAAGGGCTAACAGGTTTGACGGGTGCAGACGGTCCCACAGGCCCTGCTGGTCCATCAGGAAATGTCAGTTACAGATACAGCACCACAACAACTAATGCTGATCCTGGATCGGGATACTTTCGCCTCAACAGTTCGACTTCTTCGGCTGTAACCCAAATCTATATCAGTAATCTTGACCTACTTGGGCTTTCACAAACTAACTGGTACAACGTATTTGATGACTCAACTTCTACCATCAAAGGCTATATTCAACTTGTAAGCAGCCAAGGGTTTCGTACTTATTATGTGAACGGAACAGTTACAGCAAATACGGGCTACTACACAATCCCTGTTACTTGGGTGAACTCTGGCGGAATTCATTTTAACAATGCTATTAACTATATGGTTTTTACTCGCAACGGTGATCTTGGAGCAGTCGGCCCCACAGGTCCCGTAGGGGCCACAGGAGCCGTTGGAGCGACTGGTCCTCAGGGTTTGCAGGGTATTACAGGTGCAATCGGTCCTACAGGCCCTCAGGGGGCTGTGGGAGCAACTGGCAGTATTGGTGCGACGGGCGCTATGGGTCCGACTGGACCTCAAGGTTTGGTTGGAGCCACAGGCTCAGTAGGGGCTACAGGAGCAATGGGGCCAACAGGCCCACAGGGGCTAGTTGGCGCTACGGGGGCCACGGGCAACACAGGAAATGTCGGTCCTACAGGTCCACAGGGCATTCAGGGAGTCACGGGTAACACGGGCGCAGGTGGCGCTCTTGGCTACTGGGGGTCTTTCTACGACATGACCGACCAGTCCCTAGCGTCAACGTCAACTGCTCAAGTTGTTGCGATTGGTGCAACTGCTGGTGGAAATGGTGTCAGTATTGCAAATGGTGATGAAGTCACCTTTGCGTATGCTGGTGTTTACAGTCTGACCTTTTCCATACAGATCACTAATTTGGCGAACTCTGTTGAGAAAGCAATTTTTTGGTTAAAGTTGAATGGAACGGATTACCCTGATTCTGCCACAGAAATAGATTTGCAACCTAGGAAAGGTTCTTCTGATCCGAATCGTCAAGTTATAACTATCAACTATGTCGCTCCTGCAACTGCTGGTGATGCTGTTCAGGTTTATTGGAGCGGAACCAGCACCCAACTCAAGGTTGAGGCGCTTCCTGCTGGAACATCCCCTGTTTCTCCTGCTGTGCCGTCAATTATTTTGACGGCAACTCAGGTTATGTATACGCAACTTGGCCCTACTGGTGCTGCGGGAGCGCCTGGAATTCCAGGAGTAGCAGGCACTAATGGCGTTGACGGTGCTACAGGTCCAGCAGGGCCATCAGGAACTAATGGTACAAACGGTGCTGGTTATAACGTAACTGTTGTTGGAACCTATTCAATCCCAAGCGCAATGGGAGCAAGAACTCTTTCAATTACACTCCCAAGCGGGGCAACAGATCACGCCTACCAGATTGGTAGTCGTATCAGGGTTTATGGGACTGGAACTCTCAGTTATTTTGAGGGAGCGATTACTGCCCGAACCACTTCTTCCATAACGATCACCATAGACATGGAAGCGGGCGGAGGAACCTTCTCCGCTTGGACAACATCAATTGTTGGTGAAAAAGGAGACACGGGTTCTGTTGGACCAACAGGTCCTACTGGTTTAACAGGTGCTACGGGTCCAGTCGGTGCGACTGGTGCTGTTGGGGCAACAGGCCCACAAGGCGTTATTGGTGCTACAGGCGCTACAGGTCCTGCGGGTACAGCAGCGACTATCGCCGTGGGGACTACGACAACGGGTGCGGCAGGAACGTCGGCATCAGTTTCAAACAGCGGTACATCGTCTGCGGCCACATTTAACTTTACGATCCCCAAGGGTGATACGGGTGTTGGTACTCCTACGGGTGCTTTGGTTGCGTATGCTGCCGCTACAGCGCCTGCGGGATGGTTGCTTTGTGACGGGTCACCCCAACTGAAATCATCGTTTCCTGATCTGTGGACCTTGATCGGCAACACTTACGGGACTTCAACGCTCACCCATTTTTATTTGCCTGATTTGCGAGGACGAACTCCAGTTGCGGTGGACAACATGGGTGGAACCGATGCGGGCCGTCTGTCCGCAACAAACACTTTAGGTGGAACGGGTGGTACAGAAAGTTTTAATGCTGCCCAACTCGTAGGTCACACACACGGCACAACGATCTCTAATGGTGCAGTTGCCACTTCAGGACACACACATCAAGAAGGAAACCTTGCAGCAGCGGTTGGTGCTGCAAACAGCAATTCTGGCCTTATTGGCTATGAGGCGGGGGGTGTTCGACCTAGCGGTCGTGGTCCTGCGGCAATCACCAGTTACATTCTTGGTCCCGTTTCCGTCTATAACGGCGCGTTTGGTCCCCTGACCATGAACCATTACACCAGGGTTTACGGCGATACAGGTGGGCCTGTTGGCACAGCCTCCGTGGGAGTCACGGTTAACGCCAACGCTGGCGGTAATTCATCGACCAGTGTGATGCAACCCTATATCCTCACTTACTACATTATCAAGACATAACGGGACATTTAAGGGTATTAATGATGAGCAATGTGACAAATTACCTCGATCCTGCTGAAATAGCAGCATATGATCTGCGCCAACGTCAGATTGGCACGGCTGCTCAACGCGGTCTGTATAAGTTAACAAACCGTAAATCTGAGGCTACTCAGGATTTCGGTTTGGCTCAGGACCGTGCTAACAAGAATTGGGCTGAATCCTACCGTCGTTTCCCTGGTACGTTTGCTAGACGCAACGTCCTGCGTTCTGGTATTTATCAAGGCGCACGTCAGCAATCCAACCTTGATTTCCAAAACGCTTTGGGTGATCTCCAACGCCAGTATGAGCGCAATATGGGTTCATACAACGAGCAGGGTGGGGATATTGAAATGCAACGTCAAATGGGTTTAGAGTCGGTTGCGGCTGAACGAAATGCACGCCAAGCACAGTTGGCTGCTCAACTACGGGAAGTAATGTAATGTCTATATTTGGTGGTGGCGGTAACGCTACAGATAAACCCTTTTTGGATAAACTTGTTGACTGGTTTCAAGGTCCTAAAGAAAAACCAAAACCTGTGCAGGCTACACAGCAAAATTCTCCTTATGTTATGAAAAATGCTGGTCAGTTGGCTAATGAGGCTGCTGGACGTTCTTCTAATGATTACGGTCCAAAACCTTTAACTTTTGAAGATTTTGCAGCGTTGTTTGGTGATGGTGGAAGCGGTGGAGGTGGAGGTAGCGGGTTTGATAGTGCTGCCTATGTTGCAAATCTTGTAAACAATATTAATCAAGGTTATGACCGACGTGTCAACACGTTGGGTCAAAACCGTGCTTCCTCTCTAAATCAGATCAATAGTTTGGCTGAACAATATAAGCAGAATGTTGGCGGTATTAATCAGTCGTATCTTCAGGGTGTGGCTGCGCAGAATCAGGAGATTGCTCGCCGTGCTGCTGAGCAGCAGGCGATGGCTCAGCGTACTGCACAACAGTTGGCTGGTTCTTTGACCGCTGAAGGCATTAGTGCGCAACCAATTCAGGGACAAGCAGAAAATATTGTCAACACGTTGGCAACCACAAACCAATTTCAACGTGATCTTCAGGATCGTATGATGCAGTTGGCTGCTTCTTCTCAGGCTGGTTCTTTGGCTGGTGGGGAAATGGTTCGTCAGGGTGCTGCTGGCAATCTTGAAAACAATTACAATGCCATGCTTAATGCTATGCAGTCTGCTCGTGAACAGCAGATCATGGAAGCCGAGGCTGCCCGATATAGCGGTGGCAGCGGTGGCGGTGGTGGAGGTGGCGGTAGTAGCGCAGATCCTCTTGACCAAATGACCAAGTATCTTAAGAGTAGACAACTTTTTGATGAGGTCATGGGTGGTGGAGGAATTGATATTGCTTCTTTGATGGGTGCTGCTGCCAAAAAGGACCCTGTGGGGTTGCTTGGAATTTGGGGCGGTTTCACTCCTGAACAACGTCAAGAACTTGGCTTTTAAGCAATGGCTAAAAAAGTTACGGTTGATTCCGCCACCATTGCTCGCATTGGTGCTGCTTCTAAACGATCTGGTTCAGTAGGTAGAGTTACTGCAACTGGATTGAAAAAAAAGTTTACGCCACAGCAACTTGAGGTATTGGCTGGAGCGTTTGCTGGAACTTCCGCTGCTTCTGGTTCCCCTAATTATTTGGCTAATGCGCAAGCAAAACTTGCGCAATCTATTGCCAACATTAACAATTCAAACGCTTCTGTTGGCACAAAGTTATCTGCCACCAGTAACGCCCCTGGAATGAAAAAGGAAAGTAAATCTTTTACTGACCGTCTATTTCAGGCTGTAAACTTACCATTGACTACAGTTACTTCTTCTATTGCAAGAGTAGCCGATCCTAAGCGTAATTTCCTTAATGACATTCGTAGCGGTGTAACGCCTCCAGAAATTTTTGCTACGCAAGATTGGTATCAGAAGTTAACTCCTGTTTCTAAAATTGCTATTGGTCTTGGTACTTCTATTGCGATTGATCCGTTAACGTATCTTGCTGGTGCAGGTATTTTGACCAAAGTCGGCGGTGCTGCTGGCGTTTCTAAGTTGGCTGAAACTGCTGCGCTTAGTGCTAGGGCTGCTGGCAATGTGGATGACGCTGCTCGTCTTACTAACATTGCTGGAAACCTTGTCCGTAAGGGACAAGGTGGTTTGGGTGGCTTGGATAAGGCTAATATGGCTTATCTTAGTGGCCAACTTCAAGGGGCTAATCTTATTGATGAGCCTTTGCGTGGTGGTTTGTATTTAAACGTTCCTGGTACTGGCCGTATTGCTGGTCGTGTTGCGACCACGCTTGGTGGAGAAGCACCTAAGTTGCGTCAGGTTTATCTTGGCCGTCCTGATTGGATGCGCAAGATTTCGTCCACAGCCAGCGATGCTGTTGGCAGCATTAAAACTTCTAAGGTTATGCGTGAGATCAGCGATAATCCTCGTTGGTCTGGTGGTGAGGGGCCGATCAAGCGTGCGATTCTTGAGGCGAAAACACCTGAAGAGGCTTTGGCTAAGCGTAATGTGTTGGATGCTTCTCGCATTAAGCAGGGTGGCGCAGCAGTTTATGAGATTACTCAGGCTAAGGGTTTGGGTGATATTGAACAGCGTTTGATTCAGGGTGAGATTGATCCTGTTGATTTGAATAATGCTTTGGGTGGTAATTCTGAGGCTGCTAGACGGG